TAATAAACAGGATGATTTAAAAGAATTTCAAACGCTGTCGCGCTAACCGCTCGACCAAGAAAAATGTAAATTTTACCGTCGTCAGTACTAGGAAGCGCCTGCACATAAGGGGTGTTGGCATCAATAATAGCAGAGCCATTAGATTGAGGCGTACATTTAATATAGATAGGTCGGTTTGCGGTCATTGTAGCCGCTGCACCAGTGTTATTAAACGAGTAGCCAATTAAAGTATATGTATCATAATATTGTTGCCACAGTTGAGCCGCTGTAACATTGGCGTTAGCTTCTATCACCGTTGTTGTGCCGTACCAAGTAATTTCCCCGAATGGGTCAATGGGGCGCTGGTTAACATTCCGCGCCGAAGTAGCATTAGTAGAAGTACTCGTGTTGGCGGGTACCCATTGTGTACCATCAGCAGAGGTAAACAACAGTCTATAGCGATAAAATTTATCAGATGCCTTCAAAGTTGAGTTATTAGTTCTCACCTGATAACCAATTGTGTTTGTGTTGGCATCATAACCACGATAACAAATCCAACATCCACCGCTTACACGTGTCGAGTTATATGTAAACAGCATCGCATAGTTGATGTTAAAGATTGTTGTATCTCGTGTCGGGTCTGTAGGAGTTACGGGATTGCCCAGCGCCATGTTTGAATATGAGGGCTTTGCACCTAACCCATTTACATTAATAGTGAACCCAGAAGCCGATGTTACTTTACCATTATACAGCAAAAGAGTTAACCCATCATAATATTCGGTTGCCGTTAGTTCGGGAATTGTTACCGTAAAGTTTGTTGAGGTAGATGTGCTGTCTACTTGAGCGTAAAAAATTCCTTGCGTTTTTTCGGGAATATTCGCTCCCCATTGTGGGGCGCCATTCGACGATTTTAATATCTACCCATCTGTACCAGCGGCAAGGGTAGTCAACGCACCGCCCGTGCCACCATAAATAAGATCCCCAGCAGAAGTTGTTGGGAACCCAGTAACTTTATCTATACTAGTTTGGGGGTATAAAATGTCCCCGGACGAGGTTTTTAATTGACCTTTAAAAGTGCTCACAGGTATCTACCCCCTCCTTTCTCAATAATTATAAAAATAAAACGCGCCAAAATTAAGCGTCTTTTTCAAAATACCAACCACCTGTAACAACGATGGGTGTGGCACCATTATTAATTACTTCCAAAACTTGTCCACCAGCAGTCACGAGCCCTTTGGTGTTAACGGTTACAGCACTATAAGTGCCCGCGGAAACGCCAGTGTTTGCGAGAGTAACTGTGATCGCCGTTGCGCCGCTGCCAGTGGCGTCACCACTCAGGGTAATAGTCTGGTTGCCAGTTAAAACCTCGGCGTTGTTACTGTACAATTTACCGCTCTGCATGTAGACGCTGGCATTGGTGTTTTCTGTCGCCACAGAGGTCGTCGAACTAGAACCAATAAGATAACGCTTCGCGGTAGATGTTGTAATCGCGCTTTCCGGCGCATAAAATGAAGCCGTACTGTTGCTTTTACTAGTGCCATTAAGAGTTACCGAGGTCCAAGTAGGATCTTGCCAAAACGGTTCGTTGGCTGCGTTCGAGCCAAGAATTTGCCCCGGATTTCCTCCAGCTAATCGGGTGGGGGTTCCAGAGGCGCCTCCAACAATCATGTCCCCCGCTGTCGTCATTGGGTTGGAAAAATACCCCGAGGGCATGTCTGCTGTTGTTAAAGCACGAAACGTGGGTACACCATTGGCGTTTGAAGGCGCGGCTAAAACATAATTTTGCGTCTTACTTGCATAAGGATTCTTAGTATCACCGTAATTATCGGCTAAGCTGATTGTACGGTTAGCCGCAAGAGAACCGCCGCCAGTTAAACCAGTGCCGGCACTAATTGTGGTGGTCTTAAGAGCAAAAGAAGACTCATCTCCCAGTTCTTCCCAAGTCGCTGCCTGTCCCACACCCTCCTCGGTGCAAAGATATTCTTTATCCTCGATAATAATAACGTCCCCACGATGTGCCGCCACTGCTTCTGCAGTGCCCGTGGTTGTCACGCGCACATAATAAGGAGGATCGCTGGGAAAATATATATATTGGCCAGCAGAAGGCTGCGTCGTAGTGCCTACACCAATAAATTTTAATGCACTTGTTAAACCAAGATCAGCTGCTGTAATATTAATAGTTGTAGGACCTGTTTGATTTGCAGTAAACGTACCTTTTGTTGTTCCTTCGGTTTGAATTGTAAGGGTACCATCCCCTATAGTAGGTGTTCCCGAAAGATCGGAATATGCGCCAGTCTTTGCGACTTTAGCCAAGGTAATGTCCGAACCACTCGAGTTCGCGATTGCGCCGCCACTTTGAGTCACCCCGGCCTTGAGCGTTACAATATTAGAGCTCACCGAAGCAATCGTAGCCGAACCGTCGGTAAAGGCGGGTTCTGCCCCAATATTAGCTGGGGTTAAATTGACTTGTCCAGTACGGTAAGTAGATTCTGCATTACCCTTAACGCCAGTTACACCGACACCAGAACTGACAATTTCATCAATAGCCGCTTGAACATTGGTCGCAGCTAAGCCACTGGTTGTATTACTATAAGATACTATGTCGGCATCGGTTGCAGGATGTAGAATATCAAATGAATTGGTACCAGTTTTCTATTTTAATTTTCCTTTAAAGGTTGCCATTTTCTTCATCCTCCATTATTTATATTAATTATCTCTTAAAAAAATAAAGTCATCTACTCTAACGGCATCTAAATCTTGAGTCGATTGTACCACCATACGAGTATAGGGTAGCTGACTAACAGGAGTTCTGTATCCCGTACCGCCCGCACCTTGAATATATATATCATAATTATCCATCTACGGATATGTTAAAGTGCCAAGATTCAGGTTTGTGCACCCCGAAATATCCAGAGAAAGCTCTCCAACAGAGTTAGCCACTGTAGAAGATAATCCATTTCCCGTAGTCAAAGACGCAATGTTATTCAAAACGATTGAAGAACCGTCGAGAAGCACTTCGTCCACAGTTCCAGCACCGGAGTCGACACGGGTAGATTTTAAAGTTGCAATATTATTGGTTGTATCAACAGCATATACCCAGCGATTCGGATATTGGTCTTGAACAACAAAAATGCTGTCTCCAACCTTCAAAGACCCGGGAGCTATACTGGTCCCGTTTGTGTCGGTGAAATTTGCAGTCAACACAAGCTCAGAACTATCGGTTGCAAATACATCACTTACTGTAGCGTCAACAACATAAGCGCCCTATTCTTGAGCTGCTACTTCTGATAAAGCCACATACACGGCCCTTGCAGAGGGATACTGCTAATCTGTGGAGTCGCCCGAAATGGCCGTCGTTTTATTTGTGGTTAATTCCATATTCTGCATTTGAGGGGCGAGTCTTTCTTCCCCTAAGGTTAAAGTGGCCCCCGTACTAGCAGAGCTTCCCGTAGGAATAATTTTATCACAAATAAACGAATTGCTTAACTAATTGTTAATTTTATATACATAACAAAAATCGCCCGTTTGGAATACATAGGGCGTCATGTTGGGAATTGCCGATAAAACCGAATTTTGATCGGGTACAATAATTAAGTCATAATGCGTATCATCAACGCGTGCTTTTACTTGACAAAGTATCGTTTGATCCTTTTTCGCAAATTCTTGTTGGTAGATGTCGCGAATCACATCTACAAATTCATTAACGGCTCCCACGACACCACCTCCTATAAAAATTTAAAGATGAAAAACCCCTCACAGTTTCCTGTGAGGGGTGATTAATTACGCGTCTTCGTCTTTGTTTTCTTCTTCTTTAGACTCAGGACCGTTTATAGCCTCATCCACAACGAGATATGCGCGCTGACGGGGTTTTCTGCCCTTGCGACTACCTTTGTTGCCCTCGGCCGATTCCTTTTCACCTTCACCAGAAATTTTTTCAGTTTTAACGACCTTGATTTCGGCCTCTTCCAAAATTTTCTGTTGCGCCGCTGCGTTTTTCTTTGCTTTGATTGCAGCGTTCTTTTCCAATAATTCCTTAAGCGTCATTTCACAATCTCCTTAATTAATGCTTTGCCTCATAAATCATAGATTCGATCTTATGAGCAATCCAAACTTCGAGATCCCCAAAGTTTTCTTCAATGAACTCTCTCATGCTTGCGGTCAGTTGTACTTCTATAATTTCAATGGCTTTTTCTTTAACCATTCTCTGGGCTTCTTCATCGAACTTGCCCTGTTTCTTGAGACCCTCAACGAATTCCTGATATACCGCTTGAACTGCGTCTTTCACAATATATGTAATCTTTTCAAGAAGCGCGGCAAATTTCTTATCTTTAATCTTCAGTTTCAGCCAAGAAACAATAGCTTCCGCCGCCCAAGATGCCAGTGCAGCAATAATCACACCAACAGCCGCAAGTATGGCATTAAGTAATTCTTCTGTCATGTCATATACCTCCTAAAATAAAACTCGAATTTTATGCGCACACACAGGCGCACTTGTAGACATTTTTATATAAAAATACCTACAACAGCGCCCGTTGGGGCCCCTGTTGGGGCCCCGGGGGCCGCGCATAATATTTATGCCTTATCTGTTTTTTGTTTTTTAAAGGCGGGACATTTTTCGCACCCGTCTATAACAAAACGTTGTTGTAAAGTACAATATCTCTGATAGGGACAACGCTTTTTAAGCAAGGTGCATTTAAACCAATCTTTCCCGTCCCCTTTCAGATTTTTGCACATTTAATTCATTAAACGATGTAATCGTTTAAATTACGCACCGATTTCGACTTCTTCAGAAACAGCTGCGGTGCCCTTCAGACGGAAAATATAGTTCGTGCTAGAAACAAACACATACTCCGCAGTAAGATCGGTCCAGTTTTCACCGTCGTCGGTAGTGTATTCAATACCATCGGCAGCGGTGAGGGCTTTGAGGTGACCGTCTTTCAGCTCAGCATAGATCGAAGGATGATCGCCAGCTTCAGCAGACTCGGCATCAACAATCAGAGACGCCACGTCTTCTTTCCAGCTACGATTATCTATAACTTCAATAATGCGGAGGAGCTTACCGCCGTTGACTTCGCAGTCAGCCGATTCAGAAGCAAGCGCAACACCAGAGAGCGACATCGTCTGGTTGGAGCTCATGTTCATGGTAAATTCCTGAGAACCATTGAGCAGGAATCTGGGAACTTCAAAAGTAATGTGACCAGCGGCTTTGCCCTTAGAAGCGGCGCAAGCATCACCGGCATAAATGGGGGCGGTGATGATAAGGAAGAGTTCTTCCGGAATTATCGTCGAGGTAATTTCGGCGGCCTTGGCATTAGAAACAGGACCAAGGTAGCGAATGCAGTATGCACCCGAAGCGCCGGTAAGAGAAAGCTGTTTGGAAGTGGCATCATAATCGATTTTCTGCCATTCATCCATACCCTTCTTAGTACCCCAAACAAGATAGTCCTCTCCGCAAGGAAGCGGCATCTTATTGATGGTCTTGTTATAAGAAGCGACACCATCAGTAAATTCAACTTCATCACTTACATAATCTTCATCGCCGGTGGTGAAGCGAGCGCCGAGCTGAGCCTCCAGATATTCAGGCTTCCAAAGAACGTCGGTAAGGGTTATATCGACATTAGAATCGTGGTAGAAGCTGAACTGAACAGGAGCACCTTCGCCAGCGCGAATATCATCTTTGGTCGTAGTAATATTCAGACCGGAGTCAGTAA